TTCCTGTACAGGTTCCTCGCCTTCGATGATTACGATATCGTCTTCGTCATTTTCTGTCAGTTGGTTGTCAGCCATTTACATGCTCCTAGAGGAATGCCTTGACGGCAAGCGGGTCACCAGTGACCTTACCCACCAAATCAAGATCGTTGAAGATTACGACGATGGCCTCTTCTCCATCTTCGGTCTTTACCGACCAACGGTCACCGCCGTAGCGGGGCACGCGGACGAAGTCGCCGACTTCGCACCACGACCCTTCGGGCCAATGTTCCATTGTGTTGCGGTTCTTGAACGCGAGGCTGCCGATGTCGATGACTTTGGCTACCTGCGTGTTGTAGTGCTCCGTCTCGCGGACGTCGCCGGTTAGGATGATGCCACCCTTCGTCTTCGTCTTTGGCGTGCGTATCTGGCACAGGACGCGCGAGCCGAACGGCTTCACGCCTGCGTCACAGGGTGGGAATGCTTCATCGAGACCGTCGTAACTAAACTCGACGCTGTTTCCATTTATCTGCATGTGTGCTCCTAAAATTCACGTTTGTTGTCCTCCGCGACCGTGTCGATCAGGATTTCCTTGGCCCGCTGCAATCCAGCATACAGGCCAACGGCGCGTCCATAATCAAACTCGGTCTTGCCAGACGGCCTCTCCATCGCCTCAACAGCCATCGCTGCCTGTTCTGTCTCGAGACGTTGGAGGAGGGTCTCTATTCTCATGCCGGTGTCTTGGGTGACTTAACTGGATGAGGCATGATGCCTTGCGCCATTTTCTTGTGCATGGGCATCGTCTTGTCGCTCGCCTTCGGGGTTGTGCCCTTCGGTGTCGCGCTCTTTGCATTGTTCGCCATAATAAGTTCCTTATGGTTGTGGGTTTATCCCAGTGCCCGTGGACACTGCGATGCGTTCGCCAGACATGATCTCGGCCTGCGCAAGCTGCATGGCCGTTTGGTTGTCTTGCTGGTTCATGGTCATGCGGGCGTTGAGTTCAGCCGATGTGCGGGCGTCCTCGCGGTCCTGCTTCAACTGCTCAAGCTGCTGCTCGATCTGTAGCTTCTGCGCCTCAAGCTGCATCTCGGCTTGGGTCTTCACCGCGTCAGCCTGCATCTTCTGGCCCTCGATCTGCATGGCCGTCTGATCTTTCTGCATTTGCATCTGCATCTTCTGACCGTCGAGCTGCATCTGCGCCTGATCGCGCTGCTGCTGTGCCTGTAGCTTCTGACCTTCAAGCGCGACGCGTGGGTCTTGCGGCGGCTGCGGTGCAAGCTGCTGCATCATCTGCATGGCCTGCGCAATGACAGGCGGCAGCGATGCGAACACCTCAGTCGCGTCGGTGACCACAGTCTGAGACGCCTCGGCCAGCATGCGGTCGAACGCACGGCGTGCCTCGTCGTCCTTGAGGTTCTTCATGTCCTCGCTGATGTCGATGCCCGATGTGTCTTCGGCCAACTCAAGCACGGTTGACGCATACCATAACGCAAGGTGCTCTTTGATGTGGCCCAGTATCACTGGCAGGTATGACGGCGCGATGAGCTGGCTCGCGCCGAGCGCGGGGTTCGTCATGTACGCAAGGTGCGTCTTGAGGTGGGCGATGTGGTCCTGCTCTGGGAAGGCGACGATCGGTCGGCCCATCGTGGCCGCGACGTTCTCGTTCACCGCGTTCTGCTGCTTCGGCTCCATCGGCGGGACGAGCAGCTCTTTCGGGTTCGGGACGCGCATCGTCTCAAGCAGACGCTCCTCGACCTTGCGCTGGTTGTACAGTTGCGGCAGCGCGGCGGCGCGCTGTGACACGGCCTGCACCTGCGCAAAGCGTTGGCTCTCGCTGAAGATCGCGGGGTCGGACACAGGCACGACGTCCATCGGGCCTTCGAAGTCTGCGCGGGTGGCCAGCACTTCGCCGACCTCGTGCTTCACGTCCGCGTCGTCCAGATACATCGCGTTGAGGCGGTGCAGGATGCGCAGCGTGCGCGCCATTGCGCTGTGCAGACGCGCGTGGATTGAGGAGAACACGGTCATGCCCTCTTGGATCAGGGCGAGCGTCGTGCCAACTGGTGCGTTCGGGTTCTGGTCGGCGAGGTTGTCCATCGACGTGCGGACCACGCCCTTGCCTGCGTCGACCACAAAGCCGAGCAGTTGGAACAGGGTCGGCGATGGCGGGTTGAACGGGATTGGCATGGCCAGCTTGCGGACGTCGTCCACGTTGAGGCCGCCCTCGATTTCCTCGACCTGCGTCGGCTGGATGTTCAGCGACTGGCCGCCGCGTGTGCCGCCCTTCAGCTTGAGCATCGTCGGCACGTTCTGGATGTGCGCGCTGTCCATCAGTGCGCGCAGTGCGCCAGTCGCGGCAGCACTCAGGCCGCCAATCATGTGCGGCAGGCCGATTGGGTACGCGCCGCGCCACGGGATGAACGGGAACTCGACGAACCAGTCGAGCGGCTCGCGGCTCTCGTCCTCTTCGTCCCAGTTGCGGTAGATTGCAAGCACCTTGCTCGATGGCTTGTCAATGGTGATGATGTACGGCGCGTTGCCGTTGCCCTCGACGTCGGCGATGACGTGGCACTCGAACACGGTGCGCAGACCGTCCTCGTTGTAGCTGGTGTCTGACCGGCCCTCGATCTTGTCGTTGGCCACGTCGGCCGCCGAGCGCTCAGGCTCAAGACCGGCTGGTGTCAGGTCAACGTCGCGATACATGCCGCTCTCGACGCGCATCTCATAGTCGAGCTGCGTCAGATACTGCACGTGCGTCTTGCGCTGCGCGGTGTAGAAGTTGGTCGCCGCGAACGGCAGATACATGTCGTCGATTGCGACGAACAGGAAGCCGGGACGGTTGCGCGCCTCGTCCCACGACATCTTGAGGTACTGCGCGCCGCCCAGTGGCACCTGCGTCAGTAGCTGCTCAAGCTCGGAGCGGAAGTCTTGGCTCTGCACGGTGAGCTGCCAGTTCATCAGCGAAGTCTTGCGCTTCGCCTTCTGGATTTTCTTCATCGTGACTTCGCCCTCGATCAAGTCCTTGGCTGGACCCTGCGGTGGCAGAAGCTCTTTGATGGCGCGTGATGCGAAGTCGATGCACGCCTCGGTCATCATCGGGTGGACGACCTTCGACGCGCCGTTGAACTGCGCGCCGCCGGGGGCGTCATCGCCCAGACCAGTGCGGCGGATGCCTTCTTCGTACTGCTCGTCGCGCTTTTTGCGCGCCTCTTTGTCGCGGCTGATTAGTTCGAGGAACTTCGACGCCAGTGACTTTAGGTCCGGTTCGGACATAGTTTCTGCGAGGTTGTCGTAGAAGCTGCTCTCGCCTGCGGCGGGTCCGCCCTCGTCGAGCGTGACGATAGCGCCACCGTCCTCGGTGTCCTCAACGTCGGTCACGTCGTCGTTCTCAAACTCAACGACTTCGCCCTCGATGATGTCTTCTTCCTCGATCATTGCCTAATCCTTATTGCCCGTACGGGTTCTGTATCACCTTCGGCGGTGGTTTGTCCATCTCTTGCCGCTTATCGACCAGCGAGCCGAGCAGCCCCTTGTCCATCATCAGGCGCATGGCCTGCGTCGTGCTGTCCACGAAGTCGTCGTGCTTGATGCTCCCCTTGCCGGTGAAGCTGCATAGCTGCGCCACCAGCGGGTCAGCCCAGACGCGCGGCTTGCCGGGGAACTTGTCGCTCTCAGGCAGGAACACCCTGCGCCGCGCGAACACGGGACTGACCACATGCAGGCGCGCCAGCTTGTCTGCCCGACCGGGGTTGTAGGCGTGTGCCAGTATACCCTCCCGCTCAAGCATCTGTCTCAAGCTGATGCCGCTCCCCTTGTCCTCGATCAACAGGATGTCTGGCTTGCGCCCTGACGTCAGCGGCTTCGCGCTACCGTACATGGGCTTAATCATCGCGACGTCCTGATCGTCGCCGTATGACGTGTTCATCTCTTTCTTCACGCGCTTGATGAGGTCGGGCATGCCGAGCTGCTCCTGCCAACAATCGAGCAGCAAGGCGTAGCCTTTCGTCTCGTGCTGGAACACACCCCAGACGCTGCACGCCGTGTAGTCCGCCTCGCCGCTCTTCTTGTCGCGGGTGGCCTCGGTGTACGCGGTGTCGAGCGACATGATGATCCAGTCGAAGGCGGGCAGCGGCTTCTTCGATGGCCAGAGCTTGAGCCAGCTCCGCTTGATAACGCCGCTCTCTTCGGGATCGATAAGCTCGCCGTACAGTTCCTGCCGACCGATGGTCGTGCCCTCGTACTGCTCAAGCTGCTCGAAGAAGCGGTCGGGCAGGTTATCCTTGTTGTCGAACGTCGAGCCTGAGACCACGACGCGGCCAGCCTTCGGCACGATGAGCTTGCGCACCAGCTCGACGGGGCGCGGTGTCGTTGTCCACACCACCTTCGGCGCGCGGCCCAGACGCAGGCCCATCATGGCCATGTCCCATGTCTCTTCGGCGTTCTGCCACGCGGCAAGCTCGTCGCACCAGATGAACTCGTGCTGCGGACCGCGCAGACGCGCAGGCTTCTCAGACGTGAAGCCGCGTATCGTTGTGCCGCTCTTCATTTCGAGTACGAGGTCGGAGCTGTTGTATCGCTTGATGAGTGCTTCGGGTATGACGTTGAGCAGGCCGCTCTCGCCTTCGAAGCACGTGTGCTTGACGTCGGCATAGGTCGGCGCGATGACGGCGCAGTATGTGTTGCGCGTGGCAAAGGCTTTTGCGCCGAGCCACTCGGCACCGATGCGCGTCTTGCCGAAGCCGCGACCTGCCATGAAGCCGTACTCGCTGAAGTCGGCCTGCGGTATCTGGTTTGGCCGCGCCGTATCCGACCAGCGTGCCTGCCAATCGACATACACCTTCTTCTCCGGCGGGAGCTTCCGAACGAAGGACAAGTCGATGGTGAGATCGTCAAGCATTGCGATAGAGCGTCAACGTCTGGCGCAGCTCGGCATTGGCTGCGCGGATTTTATCGTAACGCTCGTTGGCCAGATGCAGCGCGTGGTTGAGCGCATACTGCTCAGTCGCGTGATGCTGGGCTGCGGCCTCAAGCTCGCGGATGCGTCGCCACGGGTTGACGATCAGGGCGAGCTTCATTCGGCGTCGCGCTTCGTTGACAGAAGGCGCTCGCCGAGACGCAGCATCAGTTCGTCGGTGTCAATCTCAGGGACGCCCTTGCCGTCCTTGTTCGAGGTTTCGTTGTCCTTATTGCCGTACTTCGACGGCTGCCAGTGGCCGAGCAGCTTCAGGCGGAACTCGGCGCGGTTGCGCGCCCAGCTTATTGAGCCGTTGTCGATCTTGCCCTCATGACGTTCGGGTGTCGCGTCCACGATCTCCATGACGTGGTCGGCGATGGCGTCTGCGCCAGCGGCTCTAGCCTCCGCGTGCGCGGACGCTAACTCTTCGTCTTCCCTGAGCCACCGCTGCCACGACATCGCGCTGAATTTCAAGTCGCGACTGATCGACGTCAACGTCTCGCCGAGCGACAGGCGCTCAAGCACCTCCGCCACCAACTTCTCAGTCTTCTTCGCCGGGTACGGCATCGTCTGCATGCTCCGTTCGTTTACACAGTGCTACCAGTCACGATGGCGCAAATAACACCTGCCACTAGTAAGCGCAAGGGGTCACAGCAATTCATATGCTTCGATCAACCGCTCAACAGCCTTAAGCAGCTCAGGGCGGCGCTGCATGATAGCGAACGCATCCTGCTGTTGGGCAAAACGCTTACCGTTCCAACCGAGCCAGTAGTTCGCCTTGTGAGGGACGCGACCGTCAGCCACGACCTTCACCGTTATCCACTCGCTGTCGGGATCGTCTTTTACGAACACAAACCAACGAACGTCATCCTCTATCTCGGCGAGCTGCTCCCAGCCATCCGTCCGAGGTCTCTTTCCTTTGTACATTCTTGCAGTCATTTCTATTCCCCTAGTGCTTTAGGATTATCAGCAATCAGGACGCGATGCAATGACCCATGACTTTCGATTGCACCACGGGACTGATGGACGAGGCGAGTATCAACTTTTTGACCCACCACTTTTCTGACCCACCCATCTGACCCGTGGGTCCCGCACCATGAGTACAGGGAACCTGTATACTCTCATGGGTCGGTACTTTGACCCGTGTCCCATCAGACACCATGGGACGTCATGGGACACAGTGTAAACGCTTTGGTTGCAGGGCCATCTCAGACGGTGTAAACCACATGATTGCAAACAAATGTAACATGTGTAATTTTTTACAAGTAGGGGTTGACGGTGCCCTCAAATGCTTTATATGCAATCAGACCAACACAGAATAAGGGTACACAAAATGACTACCGAAGCTCGCATCTACCTCGGAACTCCGGCCGCCCTTCAGGCAGAGGTCGGTCTGCACCCTTGCTACACAGGCAAGTACATCGTCGCTGCGTTCAACGCCGCTGGCGAGGAAATCACACCTGAAAGCGCAAGCAACATAAAAGAAGCTAACGCCGTCGCTGCCGAGATTGGCGCGTGGCTGGAAAGCCTCGGTGAGACTGTCGTCAAGGCTTGGATTTAATTACCAACAACGAAGAGGGACACACCAACATGCTTATCGACCTACAGCACCGCAACACAGACAGCCACGAATGGGAGCTAGTCGCCACATTCCGTTATTCGCACATGGCCGTTGAGGCGGCCTGCGCCTTCAGCAAGTGGGACCAACACGCATACCGCGTCATCGACAAACGCTTTCCCGACGAGGGCATCGAGGTCACGCTCATCTCCAACGGCCACGTCACACCATAACCAGAAGGGACACCAATATGATCCGCATACCAACTGACGACCGCATCTTAGCCATACCGCTTGCCCGCTGCGGCGAGTTCGAGCTGTCACCGCCAGAGATGATGCGCACACGCCGCCTTATCTACTCGCTCAACAAGAGCCACATCCACGGCTGGCGCTGGCGCACCATGCGCGAGAACAACATGCTCCTCGTGTGGCGCATCAAATGACGGACCGCAAGACACTCGAAGAGCTTGTGTCGGAGATCGAGATTGTGGACCCCGTCTTGTACGCGGCGCAATCAGAACTTCTTAGCGCGTTCTCGGCGGTGCGCTACAAGCCAGAACCCACGGAAGAGGACATAGACCGGTTCCTCGAAGCGGTTAGGGTCTTGAACGACATCACCAAAGCAGGGCGCAATTAACCACTTGACCCTACCCTCAAACTGTTTACAGACAATCAGACCAACAACGAACTAAGGGACACTACCATGATACGACCAACACTGAACATCAACGGCAGCAGCGCCTTTGACCTCATCGACCCGCGCCGCAATGCGATGGCTCTTATCGACGAGGTCATCGAGGCGCTCAAGCGGGCCACGCCCAACGGTCGCGACTACCCCAACGACACACTGGCCTGCGCCGCAGACCGCATCACCCACTTCGACCGACTGGCCGCGCTGCACACGCTGCGCGAGGAACTGCTCGACGAGGCGCTACACATCCAGCAACAAGAAAGGGCGGCAGCATGACCACCATCACCGAAGACACACCCGAAGGCGGCCCAGAGGAGCTTCAGTGGAAGATCAACGCCCTGACTGACGTGCACGAGCGCGTTAAGGACGAGTTGGAGCGTGAGCGCCGCAGCCATAGGGAGACGCAGAAAAGCCTGAGCGAGGTGCTGGAAAAATCCCTCACCCTGACCAACCGCCTGACTGTCGGCGTCCTGCGCAAGGCAGGCTTCACCGTCACAATCGAGGAGGCTGAGTTCTGCGAAGCCTGCGGCGAAGAATTTTAGGAGAAAATCAATGAACGCATTTCCACACTTAGTGCCGCACAACCCAGATTTTGCGTATAGCGCGACTGGCATGACCCTGCGCGACTATTTCGCGGGGCAGGCGCTTGCCGGACGGCTGGCCGATGGCACGGACAGACTAAGACAGAGTGTAGCTGAAGAAGCGTATGCTTACGCAGACGCCATGATCGAAGCGCGGGGCGAGTAATGGCCAGCCGCAACCTGCCCCACCACCTGTACGTCTGGGTTGACAGCGCGTTCATCCGCAAAGACGGCAAGGGCTTCGAGCCTGCCGTCTGGTTCGCGCTGCGCTCGACACCGAACCGCGCGTGGGGCTGCCACGTCATGCTGGAGTGCGGCGCGGTCTACCGCAACGTGCCACCACATGCGATAGCGTTCAGCAACAACCCCGACTATTACTGGACACTGCCGCAGGCGCAGGTCTGGGACTGCTACGGCACTGAGTTCGACGTCATACGGTACGACTATCTGGCCGACCTTGAGGCGCGTTATGATGGCGGCGATGACCGGGCGACCTGCCTGTTCACGGCATGCCCGCACGGCGACGGCTTCAGCGCCGCGCCAGAGCAGAGCAAGGAGTTCATGTTCATGCGGACGACAGGCGACAGGCTGCTGATCCGACCGACCAACATGCTGCTCTTCGAGGAGCGCAGCTTCACCAGCGACACAGGCTGGCCGACTGACATCAAGACATCAACACAAGTATGGAACTGCGAATAATGGCTAGACCAATGATTTACCCAATGGGCACTCTGGCTGTCGGCGAGGTGGCAACGATGCCAGCCGACGCCAAGGGTTCAGCAAAGCGCACCAGCCGCAACGTCAGCCAGTACGGCATACGCAACGGCAAGGCGTTCAAGTGCCGCACGATAGACGGCGTAACATTCATCACGAGGTTAGCATGACCGACGAACTGATTGAGAAGCTGGCGCGAGCCATGTGCGAGGCCGACGGAGTTAACCCCGAAGCCCGCGCAACAGGCGGCCCCAACGATTTCGCAGAGCAGCGGAGCGAGTGGAACGGCTATGCTGTCGGGTGCTTTGGCCCAGCGTGGCACCAGTACCGACGGCAAGCGCGCCTGTTCCTTGCAGCCCACGCAGCACTAAAGGATGAGATATGACCGAGATTGAAGCAAAAGCCTTGGCGCTGTTGAATGAGGTGTGGGGAGAACGTGGTTACCCGCCGGAAGACGAATTGCGCCGTGAAGACCTACCCACGCACGAAGCACTATACCGCGCCATCGAACAGCACGAAGCCTTTAAGCAAGAGGTGAGCGATGCGGTGGAAGCATACTTAAACCCTAACAACCGGATTTATTCCCATTCGCTCAACCGCTTCATCATCCCCAAGCCCAAGCCTGACCCGCTGGTGGATATTCTTTTGGACATGGAATTAAGCAGCGACCAAGAGCAAGGTCAGCACGATGCTAAGTATCTTCGCGCCAAACTGGAAGCCCGTGGGCTGGAGATACGGGAGAAGGGGCAATGAAATACCCGAACATAATATCGGTGCGCGAGATTATCGAAACCGCCAACCAGAACATGACCCGCGTGCCACCCGGCATGGCATGGGTCCCGGCTAGGGCATACGGCTACCCGTCGTTCTGCTCGAGGGTTAAGGCGGCGTGGTTAGTGTTCACAGGCAAAGCCGACGCGCTGACATGGGAGAAGGGGCAATGACAAACCCAATTCAAACTAAGCGTATTGAGATGGCTGACAAACGCAAGGGCAGAAGCTGCTTCTACTTTTCGGGGAGCAGGTCTGGCCGCATTTCATGGGCTGACTGGTTTTATATACGGGACAAGCGCAAATGACCCTGCGCCAATTCCTGTTCACCAATTTCGGCTGGGATATTTACGACTGGGCCGACGATGAGATTAGATTTTAAGGAGCAACAAATGAGCGACACACCTTTATTCTTCGTGGTCCTTGGGCTGGCAGCCCTCACCGCCTACCTCTTCGCAACGCGCCCTCCGCTCACCGCCGAAGATCGCAAAGAGATGGAGGAAGATTGGTGGGATTGATACGCCGCATCATCGACCGGCTTCTGGCCTACATGTTCAAAAACAATAAGGATTGGGATCAATGACACCCAGAGAAAAGAACCTCGCCGCTATCGACGCCATCGCAAGCGAGCACGGCTACACGGTGCATGACATCCTCGGCCCCTCGCGGCTCAAGCATCTGGTCGGCGTGCGCCGCCTGTGCATCCTGATGTTCAGAGAGGAGGGCTACTCAACGAATGAGATCGGCAGGATAATGAACCGCTGCCATACCACCATCGTGCATGCGTTAAATAAGCCTGTTGACACCTGCAACGAACTGGTTTAGTGACAGTCTCACCAACAACAAGAGGACTACAAAATGATGGACTGGACCAAAGACGAACGTACCGCTGCACTGATGGTGGAGGCCGTTGCGCACGCCAAGGAGTTCGACGAATTTTCGCTTAAACACGAAGAGCAGCTTGAGCTAATCCGCGAAGAGTATCTGACCGACCTGTGGTGCGAATTTCGCAGCGAGGACGACGACGCCTTCGAAGATTGGCACGGCCAGCTAACGGTCGCGGAAGCCTTTGACGTTGAGTTCAGCGCATGAGCGGCGCGCACGCCAAGCGGCGCATCGCACCCGCCCCCAAGAAGAGCAGGACGCCAATCAGTGACGGCCCCGACAAGTCGCCCATCGGCCTCGAACCTAAGATGCGCCAGATTATCGAGGACGCCTTCTTCGGATCGAAGAACCTGTGCGCCGCGATCTTGGCCTCTGGCCGAACGCACGGGCCGATGACGCCTGAGCAGCAGCTCGCCGCCATACAGTACGCGCACAGCGTCAAGATCACCGACACCGCCGTCCAGCGCGTGTCGAGCATACCACCGCGCACGCTGCGCCTAGTAGATTGGAACCTATCGAAATGAGCAAGAAGATAACAGCCGCAGTCGAGGCCGAGAAGGCAGCCGTCATTGAGATGCTGACAACGATGCAGAGCGGCATAGACGTTGCCGCGCGCACCGCTGGACCTTCGGACATCGGCACACTGCGCTTCGCCAGCGGCTTTGTGGCTGGCATCATCGAGAGCATCGAGGACAATCTGCATCGCGGAGAGACCCCGCAGCCGAAGTCATCAATTATTTTGCCGTAGGGGCTTTTCATCCGCAATCAACTTGTGTATTGCATACGGACCAACAACGAAGGGACATACACATGGATGAAAAAGAACTCGCCGCGAAGGTTAACGCCGTGCTGGCCGATATATTCACGGAGGCGTCATACATCGCCGCCGAGAGCGAAGACATCATCACCATGCACGAGGCCATACAGCGGGCGATTTATAATGTCGCCAACGACCCAGACGGCACGTTACACTGAGGGGAGACAGACAATGCTACACGAACTTATCACACTCGCCTTCTCTGCGGCGCTCATATTCGCAGTTTGGAGCATCTATCACACAATGAGGGGAAACTGACATGATGGACGTTATCAATCCGTGGGGCGCACTGCGCCGCGCAAAGATCGTAATAATAGAGCGAACACATCTCATCGACGCGCTCTACAGAGAGCTTGACGAAGCCGACGCGCGGGTTGCCAACTTGAAGGCGATAATAGCGCAAGGCCACTTCCGTAACCCAAAGACCGGCTGCATCGGCCCCAAGGGGAAGGTTTTCAAATGACCGACACCATCGACATCGTCCTCTCCGACGCCCGCAAGGCGCTTGTCAAGCGCGACCGTCTGGCCGAGCAACTGCGTCAGGCCGATATGGAACTGAGCCAGCTCACGCAACGCTACCGCACTGTGTCCAAGATATGGATTACGTCGCCGCTCATGCTGCGGCACGCCGTCGAGGCGCGCATCGGCAAGAAGCTGGCCGCATAATGGAGATTGAAATGACAGGCATTCAGAAAGCCATCGACATGGCGGGCGGCGCAAATCCGCTCGCCGCCAAGCTCGGCGTATCGCATCAGGCGGTATATGTCTGGCTGCGCAAGGGCTGGGTGCCAGCCAACCGCGCACTAGAGATCGAGAAGCTGTTTGACATCCCACGCGTGGAGCTGTTTAAGCCAGAGCTGACCGCTCTCTTTGCATCTAACTAAAACCATGAGCGAGGAGGGACCGCCTGTGGGCAACGTGCAACCAATTACACCGCACAACACGTCCGTGTTGGCCCCCGCCGAGCTGCGGGAGCTACAGGGCTGGCTAATCTGGCGGTTCGAACAAGACCCCGACAACCCCAACGGCAAGCCGCTGAAGGTGCCTTACTATGCCGACGGCGGAAAGCGCCACGGCAAGCAGGGCGGCATTGACGACCGTGGCCGCATGACCACCTTCGCCGCAGCCCGCGACGCGGCCGCGCGCCGTGGCTTCACCGGCATCGGTCTGGCGCTCATGCCAGAGTTCGGCATCACTGCGCTCGACTTCGACAACTGCGTTGACGCGCAGGGTAAGCTGCCGCCAGAGATCGAGCGCATCGCCAGCTCGACTTACGCCGAGTACTCGCCCAGCGGCATGGGCGTCCGTGCCTTCGTGCGTGGCTCCTATGGCAACCGTAAGTCGCCAACCGAGGGCAACCCCTACGGCTTTGAAGTCTTCACCAGCAACGGCTTTGTGACCTTCACCGGCAACGCCATGCCATACACCGACCTACTCGGCCTTGAGGACACCATCGCCGATCTGGACACGCTGGTGGCACCGCTCTGCGCGGCGCGCTTCCCCGCGACACAGCAACGCGTGGCTGACCCTGACGACTTCATGGTCGGCCGCGAGCCGAAGATCGGCCTGAGCATCTCCCAGATGGAGGAACTGCTGTCCGTGCTCGACGCGGACATGCCCCGCGAAGACTGGATTAGGGTCGGCATGGCCCTGCACCACGAGTGCGATGGTGACGACACTGGCTTTGAGATATGGAACGACTGGTCGGCGCAGGGGTCGAAGTACCCCAGCGAGGAAGGTTTACGGACGCAATGGGACAGTTTCGAGCGCCGCAAGGGTTCGGGCCACCGTCAGGTGACTATGGCGTCCGTCATCAAGATGGCAAAGGAGGCTGGCGCATCATCCACCCCGCGCCCCACCTTGGCGGCAACCGTTGACGACTTGCGCACAGCAATGAGCGCGGTTGCCGCCACGCCTGCACTGGGCATGTTTACGCCCGAAGAGTATACAGGCCGCTTCCCTATCACGTCACTCGCCGCCAGCATCATGATGGAGCCGGGCGGCTGGTTGATTAAGAACGTGCTGCCTGACGCTGGGCTTATCGTGCTGTTCGGCGCGTCAGGCTCAGGCAAGACCTTTGTCGCCATCGACATGGCCTACGCAATCGCAATGGGCATCGCGTGGCGCGGCAACCGGACGAAGAAGGGCCGCGTGCTAATCATCGCCGCCGAGGGCGGTAAGGGCATGAGCAAGCGTCTGAAGGCGTACCTCAAGCACCACAAGATCGATCCGGCCGACGTTGACATCGGCCTGCTGACCGTGCCGCCGAACTTCTTGCTGTCCGAAGACGTGACCGAGTTGGCTGCGGCTGTGGCCGCATCAGGCGGCGCGGACGTCATCATCGTTGACACGATGGCGCAGGTCACGCCCGGCGCGAACGAGAACAGCTCCGAGGACGTCGGTCTGGCGCTGGCCAATGCACGTGCGTTGGAGACAGCCACAGGCGCGACGATCCTAATGGTGGACCACAGCGGCAAGGACGCGTCGAAGGGCGTGCGCGGCTGGTCAGGCAAGCGTGCGGCGGCTGACGCCGAGCTTGAGGTCTTGAAGTATGAGAACGGCACACGCGAGCTGCGCATCACGAAGATGAAGGACGGCGACGACGGCCTGAAGTGGGGCTTCCGTCTGGAAACCATAGTCGTCGGCGTGGACGCCGATGGCGATCCCATCACGAGCTGCGTTGCCGTCGAGGCTGACGTGCCTGTGCCGGTGGTTCAGGAGACAGGACCGAAGGCCCAGCGCTTCGGCCCACACGAGCGCCACGTGCTTGAGATCATCGAGGACCAGTATGCGGGCGTTGAGCGTGCGCCACTGGCCGAGCTGTTCGACAAGTGCTTCGCCGCCATGACGAAGCCAGAGCCGCCGAAGCGCGACTTGCGCCGCCGCGATCTGGACCGTGCAATCCAGTCGCTGGCCAAGCGCAAAGACCCGCTGATAGAAATAAAGAACGGCATTGTAATTTTTTACACGTAAGGGGGTTGACGCCTGCAACGAACTGGTTTAGAGACCGTGTCACCAACAACACGAAGGGAAATTACTAATGGCTACACAACCTAACACCGTTCTTGACCTCGGCGGCCAAATCGCTGACCGTCTGGGCGACATCAAGGCTCAGATTGCCGAACTGAAGGCAGTCGAGGCCAATCTCATCGGCATCCTCATCAACGGCGGCGAAGGCGCTGTCGAAGGCAACACCTTCCGCGCCACCGTGTCTACGGTCGCCGAGCGTTCGTCGCTAGACGCCAAGGCAGCCGAAGCCAAGCTCCGTGAGCTGGGCGTTGACGGACGCTGGTTCAGCAAAAACCAGAAGGTAGCCAAGGGCTACACGACCGTTAAGGTCGTAGCGAGGAAAGCATGATGACAGACCGCAGCCGCTATCGCATGTGCGAGGACAGCAAACTTCTTGAAGAGGCGACGTACAACCCCAACGCAGAACTGGCCATCGTGCTGGCCGAGCGTCTGGAGGCCGCATGGGCAGAACATGAAGAGGAGGCCGAAAAGTTGCGTGACCGTGCCGCCGACTTCGAACGCGACGCCAATCGGCTCGACGACGAGCTTTGCGAGTTGCAACATAAAATCGACGTACTCGAACTCATGCTTGCCACGCGCGACGAAACTATTGAAGAACTGAAAAAAGGAAACTGATAGATGATTAAGATCGAAGTAACAGGCAACAGCATCCCCGAAGTGGCCGACAAGCTGCTGGCCATCGGTGCCAGTCTGCGCGCCAGCACGGCTGCTCTGCCCATCGCCAATGGGGGCACAGGTGCTCAGACAATCGAAGAAGTTATGGAGGTAGCCGAAGCCGCACCCGTGGACCCTACTCCGGCCCCCAAGAGTGCCCCAGTTGCAGAGGTCTCCGAGAGCCAGCCAACGACGAAGGAAGCCTCTTCTACCCCTGCCCCTGCGGCATCGGCCTCTGAGGACGAAGAGCTGGAAGTCGTTGACCTGCCAATCGCCACACTCGACATCGAAACCGACGTGCGGCCCCTGATCCTCAGCGTCGTTGAGAAGCGCGGCAAGCCAGTCATGGAAGAGCTGCTGTCCCGCTTCGGTGTGGCCAAGGCATCCCAGATTGAGCCAGCCCTGCTCCCCGAACTGGTCGCCCTCATGCAAGAGGCACTGGCGAAGTGAGCATCCACGCCAAACTAAGCCCGTCTGGCGCGCACCGCTGGATGGTCTGCCACGGCAGCGTCGCGCTTGAGGCACCGTTCCCTGACAGCAGCAGCTCGTTTGCTGCCGAAGGGACACTGGCGCACGAGATCGCGTCAGAGTGCCTCATCAGCGGCGCAGACCCCGCGCTGTTGATTGGCAAGCCAGCCACTGTTGACGGCTTCGACTTCACCATCGACCAGACGATGGTTGACCACGTCAATGACTACATGAAGCTCGTCCGTGAGTACGCACAAGGCGGCGAGCTTCTGGTCGAGAAGCGCGTCGGCATCGGCCACCTGACCGGCGAGGAAGGCGCAGGCGGCACGTCTGACGCAATCATCATAAAGGGCAGCGAGATTATCATCGTTGACCTGAAATACGGCATGGGCGTCAAGGTCGATGCGGACAACAACCCGCAGCTCATGATATACGCCCTCGGCGCGCTGAACGAATACGACCTCATCGGCGACTTCGACACTGTCACGATGGTCATCCATCAGCCCCGTCTGAACCACGTCAGCGAATACAACATCCCTGTCGAGGAGCTGATGAAGTTCGCCGATGAGGTGCGCCACGCGGCGGATAAGGTGCGCTGGGAAGACCCTGCGCTTGTGCCGGGTGAGAAGCAATGCAAGTTCTGCAAGGCCAAGGCGACATGCCCAGCCCTGCGCGCCGAGATGGCCGAGGTGGTCGGCGGCGCGGCGGACCTGAGCGACTTCGCCAATTTGGTGCCGCAGGAAGTCACGCCCGATACCAGCGACAATTACTTGCCTGTGGCCTTGTCGAAGGTTGAACTGATAGAGCAGTGGTGTAAGGCTGTGCGTGCAGAAGCGGAGCGCCGCCTGCTCGCGGGTCAGCCTGTCACCGGATACAAGCTGGTCGCAGGTCGCGCTGGCAACCGTGACTGGAAGGACGCGAAGGCCGTTGAGGAGATGATGAAAAAGACCTTCCGCATGCGCGACGATCAGGTCTATGACTTTAAGCTAATCAGCCCCACAAAGGCCGAGAAGATATTCAAAGAAAACCCCAAGCGTTGGGCGAACCTGCAAGAGCAGATCGTTCGGAGCGAGGGCAAGCCATCAGTGGCACCCGCCACCGATAAGCGGCCAGAGATGGTCGTAACACCCGTCATGGATGATTTCCGTGACTTAACTGCAAACTGAGGAATTGAAAAATGCAAGTAATGCTTAAAAATATCCGTATCGCTTTCCCTGCCTTGGGCGCGCCCCAAGCATTTGGCGAAGGTGAGCCAGCCTACGGAGCCAAGCTGATCGTTGACCCCAAGGGCGAACACGTGAAGCAAATCAAGGACGCCATCTTGGAGGCAGCCAAGGACAAGTGGAAGGACGAGGCGCAAGAGGTAATCGACGCCCTGACCGACGACAAGAAGGTCTGCTATGTTGAGGCCGAGTACCGCAACAAGAAGACACGCCAGCCGTATGCGGGCTTTGAGGGCAAGTTCTACCTGTCCGCACGCAACGCAGGCACACAGCCTACGGTCGTTGACCGCCTCGGCAATGAAGTCACCAGCAAGGCAGAGATCGAGCGTCTGATTTATTCAGGCTGCTATGTCCACGCGTCGGTTGACATCTGGCCGCAGGACAACAAGTGGGGTCAGCGCATTAACTGCACCCTGCGCGGCGTCATGTTTGCCAATGACGGTGAGAACTTTGGCGGCGGCTCCACAGCCTCAGCCAGCGAGTTCGCTGACTTTGCGGTTGACGCGGAAGACCTCCTGTAATGTCTGACATCGGACACAACCTCGTTGCTGGCGAAGAGCTGAACCTGCTCTTTGAGCGCATCGAAAACATGGAGGCGCAGAAGAAGGAAATCGCCGAGGACATCAAAGACGTTTTTGCCGAGGGTAAATCTCGCGGCTATGACGTCAAGATCATGCGGCAAGTCCTTCGCCTGCGGGCACTAGACCCCGACAAGCGGCAGGAAGAACGCTACCTTGTCGATGCCTACGCGTCAGCTATTGGCCTCGATCTAATTTAACGCTATAGGGACGGCGCGACGGTTGGATGCCTCGGCATCAGTTGGAAGCAACCGTCGCGCCCTCTTTTCTGGCGGACCGCGCCGCGCACCGGGTGGTCCCTCCCCCGTTGTTGGTAACTCGCGGGGCGCGGTCCACCAGAATTGAGGGAAAACATCATG